TTAATGGGATCAAAGCAATGGTTAACCAATGGGATCCTGATGAAGCATTTGTAGAACTGAGAGCATTTACATCATCTTCTGCATCTTCGACATATCTAGTTGGAGAAACTTTAACTGGAGAGGTTACTGGTTTCTCTATAAATATTACTAGCTTTGATGAACTTGATATGAAGGATGCATATGCAGATAACATTGAGTTTGAAAATCTAGGCGATGGAATTTTAGATTTCACTGAAGTAAACCCATTTGGAGAATTTGGAAATAGGAGTTAATTATGTTAGGAGAATTTAGTTACAATCAAATTATAAGAAAAGCAGTTATCGGGTTTGGTACGCTTTTCAATAATATTGAAATTCGTAAGTTTCATGATGATGGAACAGTATATCAAAGAATGAAAGTTCCTTTGGCATATGGTCCTCGTCAGAAATTTCTTGCTCGTTTAACGGAGCAACCTGAACTTGGAAGACCAAATGCTATTACTCTTCCTCGTCTTGCATTTGAAATGACTGGGATGAATTATGATCCAACCAGAAAGCAGAGTCCTGTTCAGTATTGTTTGACCAATGAGGACAATGAGGGTGTAAAGAAAACTTATGTTCCTGTTCCATACAATCTTGAATTTGAACTTAATATTCTTAGCAAAACTCAAGATGATTGTTTGCAAATTGTAGAACAAATTGTTCCATACTTTCAACCATCCTTTAATCTTTCAATGAGATTAGTCGATGAAGCAAACATTAGAAAAGATGTTCCCATTGTATTGAATAGTATTTTCTTTGATGATTCATATGAAGGAGATTTCTCAACCAGAAGATCTCTGGTATACACTTTAAGATTTACAATTAAAACTTATATTTACGGTCCTACATCTGATACTGGACTTATCAAAAAAGCAATTACAAAAGATTATACTACAACTGATCTGAATATTGCAAGTAGATATAGACAATATGAAGTCACTCCTAAAGCAAAAGAAGATAAGAACAGCGACAACGTTGTTGATGCACTTGATGATGCTCTTCTGGTATCTGGCGATGACTTTGGATTCAATGAAACTACATCTTATTTTGAAGACGTATGAATGATAACTACGATGGGATTGAAGATGCACTAAATGTAGAAGCAGATATTGTTCCTACAGAAGAAACCCTAAAACCAAAGAAAAGAACAGAGCGTATTATTGATATCGATAAGGATATCAAAAAAGATTACGACTATTCTAGGGGTCAACTCTATGACATCATTGAGAAGGGTCAGGAGGCGCTCTCAGGCATCTTAGACGTGGCAAATAACACAGATCACCCTAGAGCATATGAAGTCGCTGGACAGTTAGTTAAGAGCGTTTCTGACGCCACTGAGAAACTGATTGCCTTACAGCAGAAGATGCAGGATCTTGAAGAAGGTCCTAAGTCCAAGCAGAAGGTTACCAACAACAATGCTTTGTTTGTTGGATCAACTGCAGAGTTGTCCAAACTCATTAAACAAGGTCTCTTAGATAATAAATAATAATAAAACTTAGTACGATGATCCTCAAGTCAAAAGGGGTATCTGTAGATATCCAAGCAGCAGCAAATTTAGTTGGAGATGCAACTATTGTATCTGTAATTAATACTAATACTGTTCCTGTTCTTATTGTTAACAGCAACGGCAATAATCTGTGGATTGCTGCTGGAGAAAGAGTACTCATCAAAAAAGAGTATGACGAAACTCTTCAGGCAACCACAGGTGCCACTGCTGAAGTTTGGGCAACCCCAGTAGGATATTTCGCATGAGTTACTTTAATTGGGACGACAACTTTAGACAGAATGTTGCCATGGGTAAAGTCCGTGGAGCATCTACTGTTCATAAGTTTGGTGCTGTGCCAGCGATGTCACAGAACCAGGACGGAACTATTTGGGATGTAAATGATACTCTGTATCCATGGAGTGCTTTTGATCCTGGCGCTGCTAATCTGGTAGTGGCACACAGCAATGGTGGTGATGATGGTAAAACACTCACTATCATTGGATTAGATGCTGACTACAATGAACTTACTGAAGAAATTAATACTGGAACTAATCCTGGAACAGTAACTACAACCAATCAATTTATTAGAGTTTTTAGAGCATACACTGGAACTCCTCTTGTTGGTAACATTGAGATTAAAGTTGGTACTACAGTTGTCGCTAAAATTTTAGAGAACCGTCAGCAAACTCAAATGGCAGTTTATACTGTTCCTGCTGGCAAAACTGGATATCTCTACAGAGGTGTTTGCACAGCACAAGCATCAGCAGATGGTAGTGGTGATATGTATATTCGTTATGGTGGCGAGGACGCTTTCAGAATTGCTCATTCATTTGAGGTTGCTGGTGTAGGTGGTCAGTATGATTACGACTTCTCATTCCCACAGCGTATCCCAGAGAAATCTGATATTGATGTTCGTATGACTACTCGTTCAAACAACGGTCGTTATACAGCAGCATTTGACCTTTTATTACTAAAGGAGTCCTAATATGTTAACATTTAAAGAATTTTGTAACTTAGAAGAAGGTGCAGCATGGACAAAGAAATCTGGTCAGAACAAAGAAGGTGGACTCAACGAGAAGGGCAGGAAGTCCTACGAGAGGGAGAACCCTGGGAGCGACTTGAAAGCACCCAGCAAGGAGAAGGGAAACAAGAGAAGAAAGTCCTTCTGTGCTCGAATGCGTGGGATGAAGAAAAAACTTACAAGTAAGAAAACTGCTAGTGATCCAAATTCAAGAATAAATAAATCATTGAGAGCTTGGGATTGTTAATTTATGACTTCTGATGAAAAATATAAACTCTGTACAGAGTGTGAACATTTTAAAGAAAAAACAAAACAATGTAAACTGTGTGGTTGTTTTATGCCACTGAAAACACTTCTACCTGGCATGAGGTGCCCCGATACACCCCCTAAATGGTAATGACTAAATTAAAACAAACTGAAATTTATCTTGGTAACCCGAATCTAAAAAAAGTTGGCGTTCCTATCAACTTTACCCAAGAGCAGATTCAGGAGTATTTAAAGTGTAAAGCGGATCCAGTTTACTTTGCTAGAAACTATTGCAAAATTGTCTCCCTGGATGAAGGTCTCGTTCCCTTCAAATTATATGATTTCCAGGAAGACATGGTTCGCCGCTTCCACAACAACAGATTTAATATTGCAAAGTTGCCACGACAGACAGGTAAGTCAACCACTGTTGTAGCATATCTTATGCACTATGCTTTGTTCAATGATAACGTTAACATTGGTATCCTAGCAAACAAAGCACCAACTGCGAGAGAACTTCTCGGAAGGTTACAACTTGCATACGAGAACTTGCCAACATGGTTGCAGCAGGGTATCATTGCATGGAACAAAGGATCTATGGAGCTTGAAAATGGCAGTAAGATATTGGCATCTTCTACATCTGCAAGTGCTGTCCGAGGTATGTCGTTTAACATCATCTTCCTCGATGAGTTTGCGTTCATTCCAAACCATATTGCAGAGCAATTCTTTTCCTCTGTTTATCCTACTATTTCTTCTGGTAAAAGCACAAAAGTCATCATCATCTCAACACCAAACGGGATGAACATGTTCTACAAGTTATGGCATGATGCCGAACTTGGTAGAAACGAATATGTCACGACAGAAGTTCACTGGTCACAAGTTCCAGGTCGTGATGATGCATGGAAAGAACAAACGATTGCTAACACATCTCTAAGACAGTTCACACAAGAGTTTGAGTGTGAGTTCTTAGGATCTGTTGACACACTAATCTCTGCTGCAAAGTTGAGATCCATGTCATATGATGAACCAATCTCAAGCAGCAAAGGATTAAAAATATACGAGAATCCTATTCCAGAGCATGAGTATCTCATGACGGTTGACGTGTCTCGTGGAACTAATAATGACTACTCTGCTTTCATTTTATATGATATTACCACTGTACCATATAAAGTGGTAGGTGTCTATAGGAACAATGATATTAAACCAATGTTGTTCCCAAACATTATTCATCAGGTTGCTATTAATTACAATAAAGCATTTATCTTGGTTGAGGTAAATGATATTGGAGATCAGGTAGCATCAATCTTACAGTATGATCTTGAGAACGAGAATCTTCTCATGTGTGCTATGAGGGGTCGTGCTGGTCAATTGGTTGGTCAGGGATTCTCTGGATCTAAAACACAACTTGGAGTCAAGACCAGTACAACAGTTAAGAAAATTGGTTGCTCTAACCTCAAACAATTGATTGAAGCAGATAAACTGCTTATCAATGATTATGAAATCATATCAGAACTAACCACATTTATTCAAAAGAAACAGTCCTTTGAAGCAGAGGAAGGATGTAATGATGACCTTGCAATGTGTCTGGTTATCTTTGCTTGGTTGGTTGCTCAAGATTATTTCAAAGAGATGACGGACAATGACGTTCGCAAAAGATTGTATGAAGAGCAGAAGAATCAAATTGATCAAGACATGGCACCGTTTGGATTTATTGATGATGGTCTAACTGACTACGAATCAATTGATAGTGATGGTAATGTTTGGTATATGGCAGAAAATGGTAATGGATATTTCCAAGGTGAAACTAGTGAGTATGGAGATTTAAATTATATGTGGGAGTACAGATGATGGACTTTGATGAAGAGTTTGAATTGACTCATTTACTCTTCAATGAAAGGATGTGTCGCACATGCCATATTAAAAAAGATCTGCTTACTGACTTCTAC